TTTTTTATAGCATCCGAAAAATCCGAATTTTATAAGCTTTCCAGGTTTTCGAGTACTTCAACTCGTTTTCCAACTGTGTTTATTTCGGTTACAGATACTACAGGGTTAGGCATCATCTGGACTCCTTTTGCAACTGCTCTAGCAAGCATATCCTCTCCCATGGTCTGATTACTTGATGCGGTAATATTTATTGGAACTCCTCCGCCCATTTGGTTAAATGAGGAAAGGATCGGAGCGAATAACTCCGTAGTTCTTGCTGTCATTACCGATTCTCCGTTACTTAGTTGTGCCGGTATGCTATCACTCGTTCCGGTTCCCGGCCCGGTAACTAGTCCACCGGTTGCGAATTTAGCGGACTTAATAGACTTCATAGCAGTTCCCATAACAGCTGTAACAGCACCTACAACTGTTCCAATAGCCACTAACATATCTATCCATGTTGCACTTGAACTAGTAGCCGTTTTAACAGCATTTGCAATAGCTACTCCCTGCGCTATGGCAACTTCCGCAATCGCTAATAGTTTTGCGGCACGTGCCATTTCTTCATTAGTTTCTCCGGCCAACTCCAATAAAGAAGAAATTCCTCCGATAATACTTCCGATCGCATCTGCTTTTTGCTTCTCTATTTCTATCTCTTTATTTGCTAGCCCTTTTTCTGCATCAAGATAAGCATTTTTAAGCTCCAGCTTACGAAGATTGAAAGCTTCTATACTTTCCCCTTCCATTTGTTGGATATCATCTAATTCCTTCTTTCTTTGCTTTAACCTGATACGATAAACTTCCGCTTCATCATTGTACACTTTTGCAATCTCGGTTTCATAGCGAAGTTTCATTGCATCCTGTTGCTTTTTCCGTAAATCCGCATCATGTTGTTTTACGAGATCATCAATTTTCTTATTATATTTTTCACGGATGGCAAATTTCATCTGTTCGGTAAGCTCGGTATTAGAAAGGTCTAAATCCCGTTGTGCAATTAGTTGCTGCATCTTCAGTTGATACTCTTGTTTGCTTCCTTTCTTGACATATTCAAGCTGTATTTCTATAAGTTTCTGGCGGTTGGCAATCTCCTTCTGCAATTCTTCATCGGATAGCTTCTTTAGTGCCTGCTGTTTTTGTGCTTCTAATGAAGTGATTTGCTTATTGATGGCCTCTTTTGCTTTAGGTGTCAAATCCTCCTCCGTTTTAATACGCTTTTTAAGATCCTCTATCTGGCGGGAATACTGTAATTCGATCTCTTCCGTTTGACGTTTCCGGCTATCTTTTATCAGTTTTAAGGCTTCATCTTCTGCTTTCCTCAATTCGGCAATTTCTTTCTTTTTTGCCTCAATATCGGCAGCACTGGTGATACCTCCTTTTGCTTTGCCTGTAGGTTCATAGCTTGTAACACTCTCTATTTGTTTCTTCAAAGATTCAACAGCCGCTAATTGCTTAGTATATTCTTCCCATGATTTATTAATATCCTGATTTATTTCTTTATTAGTACGATCTAAGCCTAGCCCTTGTCTAATAATTGAAGCATCTTTTAGTTCTTTATTGTATTTCTCGTTTATATTAACGGTTTCTTGAAGATATTTTTCCTCCTGTTTGAGAGCCAGATTGAGAACTTTTAACCGATCCTCTTTTGCTTTTTTCAATGCTTCCTGCTCTGTTACCCCTTGTTTGATATATTTTTGTTGAGCTTCTTTTATTATATCGTATTGTGATTTTATCTGTTCGGCAGCAACCGATTCCCCTAATTGCTTTGCTACCTCTTCTTCACGTTTTGCGATATCTTCTACGCTCTCAAACAATCCTCTGACTGTCTTTATTAAATCTGTTAAAGTATCATTTACAAAGGTCTTTACTTTGGCGGTCATTTTCTCAAATGATCCTCCGGTAGCATCAAACAGCAAAGCAATCTCTTTTGTTAATTCGGTTTGAGAATTAATTAAATCTTCTTCAACTTCTCCTAATCCTCCGGCCTTAGCTTTCACTTCATCCAAATTGGTGAAAATATCTTTCAGTGTCCGGATATACTTCAAACCTGCATCTTCTCCCGGCCCGCCAAATATATCAGCAATGGCAGTACCAACAGCAGCGGAGCTTTCCGGAAGCTCATTCAATTTATCAGAAACAAGTTGCATAACCTCAAAAGTAGTAATAGACCCGCTTTGCAACTCCTTTTGTATTTTCTTCGAATTTAGCCCGATTCCCTCTAATGCTGCGGCAGTGGAATCTGTCATTTCTCGGAGCCGTATATTTGCTTCTTTAATCGTATCTATACCCTTATCGGAGAATATCCCCTGCTTGTTGGTCTCTGCGATGATGGCTACAAACTGATCGGCAGATATTCCAGCCTCTTTGAAATATGCCGGGTATTCTTTCAGGCTATCCAGAAATTCGCCATTCGCATCTGCTCCGGCTATAAATCCGTCTTTTATTATTTGCAAAGCCTTCTCGGAAGTGATACCAAATTGTTTTGACACCGTATTAGCGGAAATAAGTACTTCTTTAAAGTCTTTCCCGTAATAGTCTGCCAGAGCTTGCACTTCACTTCGATAAGCCTTCAAATCATCCCCTGATTTATCAGTGAATTGCCTTGTTAACTTTGTAGCTTCAACCAAACCTTTATTGTAATCATACCACCATTTAAAGACAACGCCAGCACCCGCTATCCCTGCGATGCCTAAAAATACTTTATTCTTTAAAAGGGAAGTTAGGGTATTTCCGAAGGCGGAAGCTTCCGTTTTTAGATTGGAGAAAAGACCGGAACCGCTTTTGGCATTGTCTGCCATACGTAGCAGGGAATCAGCAAAAGAGTTATTCATTCCCAGAGCGTTTTTTATGGCTTCTTCGTAGCTTCCGACACTTCGGTAGAAACGTTGAGTTTCTCCTTCCGCTTCTTTGAGTGAATCTGTTATACCGTTGATCTTGATTTTAAGTTCCTGCCCTCTGCTTGCTTTTCTTTCTACTTCCGAAAGGCTGTCATACTCTGATGTAAGATTGGATAATTGCGCCCGGAGCTGCTTTAAACTACCTGCCTGTTCCTTTTCGATCTTTATATTATTTCTAACATCTTTAGTAAGCGTTTGAACCACGTCTTTAGCGTGCATCATCTTTTTTTCTGTTTCTACGAGCTTGGCATTATACTCCTCTTGTGATATTTTCTTGTCCTTCAAGGCTTTTTTATACTCTGCCTCTTCTTTCTTCAAGTCATCAATAACCGCCCGGTATTTTGCAATGTTCCGGATCGCATCATCATATCGAACTTTTATCTCTAATACTTTTTCTACTGTATTTTCATTTTTCATAACTCTTTTCTATTTTTTCGGTTAATACTCCGTTACTTGCAAAAAATAAAGCCATAACAAGGGCTGGGAAAGTTTTGCTATCTCCTTTGATATTCAGATTATCCAGGAGTGAAAGCATTTTTTTACGTTTTTCGGAATCCGGCTCATGTTCATTTATCAGATTCTCGATCATTGATAATGTTGATACAGCCTCCATCCGGTTGTTTTGGATTAATTCTGTAACTCGTTTGCCTTCTGTTACTACTTTCTGAATAGTAGTTTTATACTCTTTAGCCATCTTGTCAAAAGCCAAAGCTAATTTCATGGCTTCTCTGTTGTTTAATAAATCTTTTTCTGTCATAATCATTTTATATTAAATCATTAAATTACAAATCTCCCAGATGATCCAGAGCTTCGTCCGGTATTTCCATATTTATAGCCTCCTCCATAGAAATGGAATGTCCCAAATATTCTTCTAAAAGCATTTTTCTAGTTTGATTGGCCTGTTCGGTAATACTCCGAACTTTTTCTTCTACATTTTCTTCCATGACATTACAATTTTAAAAGTTTACACTCGCATATATCGTTTTCTTTGGTCGTTATCTCTATGATAGCCAGATAACAACCATATTGAGCCAAATAGACCGGTATATCCATCTCTAAGTCCCGCAATTCGATACTGTTAAGACGGATATACTCGGTAACTACCTTTGCATCATTGATTAGTCCTTTGTATGTCTGATAGTTATTTGCAATTAAGGTAGTCCATTCTAGCCCCTTGAATATTCCCTTCGTGCCATCAAGCAATAATATCCGGGGATTTGTTTTGTTATACTCCAACTCTCCTTCCTCGTTATAAGAATAAAGAGGAATATAAGCAACGCCTCCTTTTGTACTGCAGGCGGAGAAAGGCAAAGTGATGGCATCACGTTCGTACTCAATCGTGGCATCATCAACCTGGATATTTCCGTCATAGTTTCCCATGACATTATCATCTTCTTTATACCGGAACCAGTTGTTTTGAGCAATGTTATCAAGGGTGTACTGTAAGTTTCTTGGCGTTACGCTATTATAAGCCATTATCACACGGTTCGTCCAGTCTACAGCTTTAGATTTGTTTGCAGACAGATTATCGAAGGGAATAAACTTGATCCCGTTTTCGCCATCCGGTAAGGCAAACAAACCGACCATTGAGGCAACAGCTTTAATAAAGTCTATTTGCTTGATGTCCGGAAGATTGGGAACTATAGGAAATTTCTCGCCAAAAGATATTTCACCTCTAGCAGATAATGTAAGATTCAAATTTGTATTGGATCCTGCATCTGACGCCGAACTAAAATATCCTCTTCCACTCAATAATCCTAAAGATATAGTTTGCCCTGCACTCGTATTAAAAGTACAATCAATATTAAACCCAACTGTCCACAAATTATTATTGACTTGGTATGATATAGGACGAAACGTCGCTATACTAGTTCTGTCCATCCATAATTCTACTGTCAAATAATCTATGCTAATGGTAGTAGACCTGAATACGGTCATAACCGTTCCTTTTATATGAGATTTATCCGAATCATAAGATATTCTATATGCTTTTACGGTTGAATTTTGTTGCTGATAATCTATAGTCTCTCCATATTTCCTTTGAGTATCATCACCGTTAAAGTTAATATTAAGCCCAAAATAATTCACTACTCTGTTATCACGTCCAATGCCGGTCCCAACTAAATTGATAGGATATTTGCTATATAATTCTTCACTATCATTCCTTGTCAAAAGAGGAATAATCATTTTATTTATAACAGTAAGCTTGTCAGACGGGAAATTAAATGTCACTCCGCTTTGCTCCTGAATCTTGTCTAAAATCCATTTCACAGTAACTACAGGATGATACCACACGTTCGGATCACCGGAGTTAAAACCGTAGTCAATAAGTGGAAATTGTGCTGAATTGCTTCCTTTATTACTCCATATTACCCAGTCCACGCCTTCCACTGTCCCGTGCGTAATATCCGTTAGCTTCTTGCCATCGTTTACCACGCCAGCAAAGTTTGTGACGTTTCCCCATGTAAGAGCAACCTCTATTGTTTCGCTGGTCTCTAGTAGTACTACATTGGCATTTTTAATCATCTCAATACCATTTCGCAATAATGTACCTTTATGCTTTAGGTAAGGATAACGGCTTATTGAGCTGGGAAGATGTGAACACTC